GTCTAACAACATCATCAAGATGTGGGGTCGAGACTTCCATTAACCTGACCATGCTTTTACCAGCGCCAAATCGGTGGATTTGGTTAGGCTTCACATGCAGAACTTGATCAACATTGTACTTCTGTGGGGGGCTCTCATCATCATCTGTCCAATTAAGAAGAGTACCCTCCAATACGTAGACGGTTTCTTCTTTGTCTTCATGATACTGTAATGAGAGTCTTTGGTTTGGTTCGATGTGTAGCATCTTTGCTACGTAGTCATCAGTCTCAGCCCAAATGTGCTCGAAACCCCAAGGCTTTTCTATAATTCTTCTATTCATTTTATCTCCAAAATAGTTGTACGCCAACAATCATAAATGAAAGTATGACGCAGATCATTGTCTTTGCCGTAAACATGCTCTCATTTAAGAAATACCAAGTTAACAGAGGGAAGGTGAAATACGACATCGAGAAAATTAAAAATCTCGGTCCCCACACCTCTCCCCATTCCTGATAACAAAGTTTGATTCCATACCAAAAACAAATACCGGTTGGAATCGAGAACAGCACCGCCGCGGTAAGGGGCTTGTCTTTCCACCAATCCCAGACAAACTGTGAGTTAAGTTGAAACCAGCCCAACGTCTGTCCGAGCGCGAACAAAGCACATGCTAAAATAATATTAAAAGTTGGCAACAATTAACTCCTTCGCAAAATTATCGCTCTTAGTGGTGCGACCCCATTGATCAACAATGGTTGTATTATATCCTTCATAAAACTCCAGCGCTGGCTTAGAGTACTTATACAATAACATAACACTTTTATCAGTGGTGTCGAGAAGTTTTCTAATATCTTTATGTGTTATTTTGCTTTGAACATACGTATCTTCTTTGCCATCCTCAAACAGATTCATCGAGAAAGGCCCAATAGGTGCAAAGACATAATCACACTTAGTATTGATGTTCTGGATGCAGTTTACAATATTATCATCCTTGTCGAATTGGAGGTGGTAGTTCTGTGCTGCAAACTTCTTGAGATTCTGTATGGCGCTGGAAATCTCCGGGTCATCAACAAACTCGCCATGTGTTGCATACCCAGTATCCGATAATCGATTAAGTAAAAAAAACATTCCACTTCTCACAAACGGATCGGGATATTTGAGCCAATTCTTTTGCAGAATGTAGAAGATGTTCTTATTATCTATTGGATAAAAATGATCGGCAACTGCGGCTACTCTCACGGGGTCATTTAGTAGACACTGCCAGAACTCATAAATAGCATATTTATTGGTATGAGAAACAATAAATCTTTTTGTCTTAGACAGTTCTAACTCAAGGGTGCCACCGTGAAACACAAATGTATGCACGATCGAACCGTTAGGTATCATTCCCTTAATGGCACTTAGAGACTTGCCACTAGTCCACGTTGATTTCAGCGGACTCTTGCTCATTCATACTCTCTGTAAATCGTGTCAGTTTTTGCTGGAGTTCTCCGATAGTAGTCTCAGCGTTTCTACCACCAGTAAACGGATTATCCACAGTTGGCGCCGGAGGCGCTTGTTGCGACTCCTCCTGTGCAGGAGCAAGGGCCATCTTGAGATACCCACCAACAATTTTAGTCACGTCCTCTAGGATATAGTCTACCTTAGATAGCGCCAATCGCAATGAATTTATTTCTTCAACAGTTTTTACTGTAAGATGATCATCTCGATTACTAATTTCCTCGGCATGTTCAAGTGCGACTTCAAGGGCAGTTGTTGAACAGTCCACAAGTCGCGTAACTTCTTCTGGTAAGTCTTCCAAATCAATGGAATATTGAATATTGACTCTTTGTGATGACATATTAACCTCTAATTACTTGTTTTGATTGGGTGAGTTTTTCTTCTACTATGACGGGTGATCCAACAACCACAATTTCTGTGCCTGTCTGGCCACGATTAATTGTAAGTTTGGTGAACCTATGATTGCCATCCATCCCGGGCAATAAAGAATCACTCTCATTTAATTGCGCGAGTCTAGAATCCTCGCGAATCATTACAACATGTTCGGGATTTATAAAAATGTCCCTTAGTGAATACTCTTGTTTTGAAGAGGTAAGAGTATTTTTTTGACAAACCTCTGTTAATTTAACTAGCATATGCTGTCTCCATTGGATATACATCTCTTCTTTTTAAATTCCACTCGACGCCGTTAGCATAAACTTGGTAAACGGTATTAGTACCGCCCAAATAAACACCGACAGTTGGTCTTTCAGTCGTTCGATGCCTCATGCCACTCCCAGCGTCTGACCATAATTGGACACCTTGCGGGATATGAATTAAATCTCCCTGATTCATACATCGACTCCAGTCTGAACAATTCCATAGTTTGTTGTTATCAGTGTTCCAGCACAACTAGCAGCATTTTGTAGAGCAGTGCGTGTGACTTTAACGGGATCAATGACTCCCTCATCTATAAGATTAGTCAACCTGTTAGTTCTAAAGTTCCAGCCGCAACCCTCATCAGAATCCAGAACCTCGCCTACGATGATATCCATCGAAAGGCCAGCATTCTTTGCCATCTGGCGAATGGGGGCATAGCACGCGTTCTTAACGATAACAGCACCATGTATCTGATCATGGTGGCCTTGCTCGGTTGCGATTACTAACTTTTGGCACGCTCTCAGTAATGCGGTGCCACCCCCAGAAACGATGCCCTCGTCTTGAGCGGCTTTAACAGCCTCAAGCGCATCTTCAATTCTGTGCTTGCGCTCAATCATTTCAACCTCCGTGCTACCGCCAACGCGGATGACGGCAACCCCCGACGCGAGTCGTGTAATCCTTTGCTGAATCAGGCTGCACTCCTGTAAAGATTCGGTTGTTTCAATCTGCGAGCGTAGCGATTCAATCTTAGTCTGGATAGTTTCAACATCGGCGGTGCCTCCAACAAATATGGTACTACTTTTAGAACTCTCTACGAATTTAGATGTCCCAAAGTCAACCATTTTTGTCTCCTGTAATTTTTTGCCGCTTTCTCTAGAGATGAAACTTGCACCCACCGATACTGCTAAGTCGCTCAATAAAGCCCGGCGCTCCTGGCCGTAACCGGGTGCCTTAATCGCTGCAACCTTCATGGTGCCACGCATGGCATTCATGATCAAAGCAGCAAGCGCTTGACCTTCGATATCTTCGGCGATAATAACCAAGGGCCGGCCTTCACGAGCAGTGAGTTCAAGTATAGGAAGGATCTGCTCAACAGTGGTTATACGGTAATCAGTCACTAAGATTAGTGGCTCATCATGATGCATAACAGAGCGGCGTTCATCTGTAACAAATGCGCCGGCACAATAGCCTGAATTGAAACTAAACCCTTCCGTAACATCCAGTGATGTCTCGATCGAATTTGATTCCTCAATGGTAATTGAGCCGTCTTGGCCTACTCTATCAAATGCCATGGCAATTAATTTACCAATAGTCTTATCGTTGTTGGCAGAAATGGCGGCAATGTGCTCGATGTCTTCGAGGTCATTAACAGGAATAGACATGTCACCCAAGTTACTTGAAACCTGCTTAACGGCACTATCAATGCCTCTCTGCAGTTCAATGGGAGAAATTCCAGATGCGATAAACTTTTGAGCCTCTATCAAGATAGCACGTGCAAGGACAGTAGAAGTCGTGGTACCATCACCGGCGCCGTTGTTAGTTTCAATGGCCGCTTGTTTGATAATCTGGGCTCCTGCATTTTCAAAGGGATCTTCAAGAGACACAAACGCTGCGACGGTCACACCATCTTTAGTGATAAAGGGCGCTTTGCCTTTCTCCTGTAGCAAGACATTGCGGCCGCGAGGGCCAAGAGTGGAAGCGACGTTGTCTGCTAAAACGTTCGCGCCAGTAATAATCTTTTGTTGCAATGATTGATTGTCGTCATATGCTCGACTCATTAATACCTCTCAGTTGTGTTAATATTATATACCAATATCGGGAATATGTCAATTAATTTTGTTGTTTATTAAGTTCGCCGACGGCTTTGTCGGTTGCTTGATCGAGGGTGGTGGCGTCCTTAATAGCCTGCCTCCCATATTCAGTTCGTGATTCACCCTCGGTTGGGGCGGAAAGAAAGTATTTGTTAATATTGTTAGTAAAATTATTAAGAGATGAATAGACGGGAGCAATTGTTTGCATCAGCCTTTCGCCGTAAGCCATCCAAGTCTTCTTAAGTGCTTCATCACCCAATTGTAGCGTTCCTAATTCTCTGTATGATTCGATTTTTTCAGTTTGCGCTCTAGTAAGATTAAATTGCTCCGGTCTCTTGTAAGCAGGTGTTTCGCGAAGCGCCTGTAAAATAGCGGCAGAATCTTTTGATTCGACTGCGGCCTGAACATCATTGAAGATCCTTGCGCTTCCGAAGTACTGTTTTACTTTGCCACCAAACTTTTCGTCCGAATATTGAACCTCAAATGGTCCGTACTCTGCGAGATTTTGGATTGCCAACAACTCCTCAAACTGATCTGGCTTGATGTTGGTCACTCGGTTTAGTCTTTTGGAAAGCCTAACTTGAAACACTTTGTCACCAAGTTTGTTCAGGGCGTTCTGTAACTTACGCGGAGTGTCTACAACGGATGTCTTCTTTTGATACCTGACAAGTGGATAGTAAAACGTCTGCAAGAATGTTGGCAGTGTAATATCAAACTCAGAAAATTCAAGATTACTGCCATTACGTCGAGCATCAAGGTAAGTGATCGAAGGAATCTCCACAAAGTGGTCAACCATGTTCTTAAACGAACCCATGACAGCGGTGCCCGGACCGAGAAGTTTCAAGGAATAGTGCCTTCCTGAGAGAACAACGTCGGTGATTGGCTTACCGGCAGCGGAGACAGTTTCGCCTGTTGCTGCTGTTATATCCGATGGTTCAGTAATCTGTACGGATTTACCCCCGAACAAGCCAGCGAGAAAGCCTTCAAAAATAAAGCCACCAGCAGATTCAGTGAACTCTTCCAAAATAGAACTGAGGACCTCGATGGCCATCATAACTGTTAAGACATCAGAGATATCGTTGATATCGGGGCTGTTGCCCTCGATTACTTGATTCATGAGTTGAATCTTTTGGGCGACAGATGTTCCCTCACCACCGAGACTGGATGTGAACTGCTCAATAACACCTCTATCACGAGTTCCGACTTTGCCCCAGTCTTCTGTAATCTTAAGGGTCGGAAGAAGATCCCTGATCTCATCAGCAGTTGTGGGCGCCTTCATCTGCTCACCTTCCTGTTCTGCAATGTCAGTATCAATTAGTTTGGTAATTTCCTCAAATATTTGATAAAATTGATTATTCTTCTGTTCTGATTTTTTTTGTTCTCGAACATCGATGAACATGTCTTCTATGTATTTTGACACTTTTTACTCCTTAAATAATAACGTCTGCGATTCCTAATTCAACTGCTTCTTCAGCGGTTAAGTAGACGTTAACTTTTCGTTCTAATAATTTCTTCATATCTTTCTTAGTCATGTTAGTTTCTTCTACTAACGCATCACTATACATTTTTTGGATTTGCTCAATTGCTTCCATCTCATTCATAAGATTATGAAGGGGTCCTGAACTACCACCAATTACAGAGTGTACCATAACTCTGCAGTTTTTTCCAATGCATCTTTTGCCTTTCGTACCTGACGCTAATAATAATACGCCGGCGGACATGACCTTTCCTAAACCAACAGTATGAATTTCTGTTCTTTCGCGGATCACCCTCATAACATCGTACATGGCGAACATATCGTCTGCGGATCCGCCGTACGTTGAAATGTAAAACTCAATGGGGAGATCCGTCTGCCTCATAGAATTAAGTTCATCCATGTATATCATCGCATGAACAAGTTCGGCAATCTTGTCATCGGACACATCTGAGAATAGGCCCATAATTCTCAAGTCTGGTTGTTGAGGAGTTAAAAGTTTTTCTAACTCTTGTTCCAGAACATGTTGTTCTGCTTCGGTTGGTTTACTTTTTCCGCCTATTATATCTAAAATCTTTTTAATCATTCTTTTAGTCTCCAAAATTTGAATGCCTCATCTTGATGAGTCAAAAGGTACTCCATTGCGGAGTTCCAATCATGAAATCCCAGAATGTCGCGGAAAGTTGAGGGTGTGTCGGATATGAGTTGGTTAATACTTTTACTTTTGAATGCATTTGTTTCTTCTTCCATACCTCTGACGAACGACTCGATGACTCGCTCATCCTGACCTGACTCTTTAAGATGAACCATCATGACACCTTCAGCAATCTTGTATTTCTCAATCGCCTTTGCCATCATCAGTAAATAGATGATTCTACTTGATTTCATTAGTTTTAATGATACTCTGGTAGACTTTATGAAATAAAATGTTTGACAGGTAACATAACCGAATATAAAAACCAACAAGTGTAACCATACAGGATCCATTCTACCTCCAAAAAAATAACCACTAGCAATGCCAGTGGTTATTATAATGACTCAAATAATTTTTGTCAACTATTTTGATGTTAATCTATTCAAAATTCTTTCAGCAAGTTGGTCAACCATCTCTGCCTTATCGTTCTTTGCCTGAAGACGAGCGGCCACTCGACGAGCGACTTCGTTGACGATGTCTTCTTCTTCCATCATAGGGCGTCCACCCATTCCGGCGGGATCTTCGTCGCCAGCCATGCCGGCCATAGCGTCATCACCCATATCGGGCATATCATCGCCGCCCATATCGTCGTCGTCCATGCCGTCGTCGTCCATATCGACTTCAACTTCGTCGTCAAGAACTCTTTCGAGTGCTGTTTCAAGGGCGCCCATGAAATCATCGACAGACACCATCTTGGAGCCACCAGCGGCACCCATGTCCATGTCCATGTCCATTCCGGCGTCGGCGTCATCACCCATGTCGTCCATGCCGCCCATGTCACCCATCGGGGCGTCAGCGTCGGGCATATCGCGGTCTTCATCATCCATTTCTTCCACGGTGTCACCGTGATCGGACTCTTCCATGCCATACGACTTCATGCCGGGCTTGTTTTTATCATCGGCGCGCTCTTCATCATCGCCTTCTCTCATGCCCTTGTTCTTCTTCTTGGGCTTGGGCATGGCGCCACCGCGTTCTTCAAGATCTTCAGCCTCATCGAGGTCTTCACCCTCGTCTAGGTCTTCAGTAGATCCATACATTTCTTCAATTCTGTCATCACCGACGTGTGGAAGATTAGCCAACTTTAAAAAGTTGCGAATTTCCGATTCGGTTAAAAGTGTTTTACGAGCCATTATAGTTCTCCTTTAAATTTATAAACTTTACAAATTTGGCATCAAAATAAGTCAGTAATAAATAGTCTTCATTTTCACAAAAACGTATAAAATTACCATTCTATGTTAAAACGCTTGATTTTACTAAGCGCTTTTTGTTCGATTTGTTTAACTCTGGCGAACGATAATCCTATCCTTTCGCCTATCTCTCTCAAGGTCATCGAATCGTTTTCGTTGACAGAAATGAGAGTACAGTTGTTTTCCTGTGGGTAATCAATCCATAGTCGACAATCTGTGTTTGGGCACTCTGTGTCTAATTCGATACACTTCCGAGAGCAGGATCTCAGGCCATCATAATTCATAGATCAGGGTGCTCCTCGGCAATCATATCAAATATATTTTCGATTTGATCGTTTGAAAAGCCTGTGGAACTCATGGTTTCCTTGCCTTTTCTACGTAACTTGTTGGATTTCGCTTTTCTTTCCAACGATTGTTCTTTTATACTGTCAAAAAAACTAACAATTCTTTCGTCTTGATCGATGTAACCTGTGATGAGACTTCTGAAGAATTGAGATTGCTTCATCCCATCGGTTCTCAATCTTATTAGGAGTTGTGCGTGACGATGATCAGTATCGGTAAATACAATTCTCTTGTCATTCTTACCATATTTAACTTCATCACTCACCATTTTCTCCCTAAGATATGTGTTTTGCTCTCGCCCATGCCGGCAGGTGTCTGCTCAATTAGTACAGCAGTCGACTGGAACTCTCGCAAGTTTCTGGCGCCGCTGTATGACAATCCAGAACGAATCCCTCTTTCTATATCCTCTAAAATTCGAATAACAGTGCCTCTATATGGCACTCGGGTAGACACACCTTCATAAGAAGAATAAGCACCTCTCCAATTGACCTGCGCTTCCTTAGACGCCATGCCACGATATGTTTTCCATCGTGTCCCATCAGCCTCTTCCAGAACTTTACCCGGCGTTTCATCAGTGCCGGATAGCAATGAGCCGCACATTACAGCATCTGCACCACACGCAAAAGCCTTAATCATGTCACCAGAGTTCCTAATGCCGCCGTCTGCGATAATTGTAACATCTCGATCGGTGTTTGCACAATCAATAATTGTCTGCAGCCCTGGGACGCCATGGCCCGTTTGAATGCGAGTTGAACAGATTGACCCGCCACCAATGTTGCATCGAATGCTATCAGCGCCCCAATCAGCAATGTCGTTAATCCCCTGCAGCGTGGCAACATTACCAGCCATGATGTGCAGGCTATCGCCAAAAGTGGTGCGTAATTTATCAATTGCCTCTTTCATCAACACGTGGTGTCCGTGGGCCACGTCAACGCATAGGAAGGTGGCGCCCGCTTCAAGAAGAGATGCTGCTCTTTCAACAAAGTCGCCAGAAATACCAACTGCTGCACCCACATGAATATCAGAGTTATACTTCTCTCCACCTATATCTTTTGCCATTCGTGTCATTCTAGCCTGCATCTCTATTCCGTTATATCTGTGGATAATTGCGGCGCCTCCAAGGCCACCGATGGCGATTGCCATGGCAGCCTCAGAGATCGTGTCCATCGGGGACGCAATTACTGGAAGTCTAAGTTCTAAACCATTACCCAAGTCGGTGTTAATAGAGACCTCTGTTCTACTTCTAATATCGGAGTATTGCGGCACTAGCAAAACGTCATCATAAGAAAGGGCTTGGCTCATTCAGCACCATCGGTAGGCGGCGTGGCGGCCTTTCTCTTCCGAGTGCGAGGTTTTTTGACAGCCTGAGTGCGCTTCATAGTTGGCGACATCTCAGGCGTCACCACCTTAGAGGAACCGGGCTCGACAGGCTCTTTTTCAGTAGGCTGGGCCGGCGCTGGTGGTGCTTGCTCAACGCGGACTGGTGGCTCTGGGGCCGGCTGTCTTGATTGAATATACTCGCCCACGGTCTGCTTGAAGGTCATAAATGCACCCTCAATCTGAGTGTAGTCCTCCACAACTTCTTGGATATCATCTAGACCAACTTCGTGATTTTCGAGCATATTTGTAATTTGAGCCAGCAGTTCAATCTGCTGTGATTTTAGACGAAGCAGCATAGCCTCGTATCGAGTTTTTAGTGTAAAATCAGACATTATCTTTCCTCCTTAATGAAATTTCGTATGTCTTTTATCCTGTACCATGTTTGTTCATTAGGTTTATCTGGATCAGACAGTACCCTAACCATGGGTTTTTTCTCATCGACGTATGTCTTAATCAATGAAATAGTCGGTACTCCATTGAAATTTAGTTTCTTCTCCATCTGTGGATAATCTTCAATATTGAACGCAAAGAAGTGTATATCTTTGTATTCATCAACCTCTGATAAATCTTCGTAATATTCTTTTAAATTGTGGCAAAGGTGGCAGTTGTTTGAATAAAACTTAATCAAACATACTGAGTCTTCCTTGACCTCACCTTTTAGCAATTTATTCAGTGCTGGTGTCGATATTCGTCTCACTGACATCGAGTGCCTCCTTGGTTTTTTCGATACATTCCGGACAGAACAATCTAACTATCTCTTGTTTGACAACTACGCTCCATGATTGCACCATTTTTTTATCTTTTTTGTCAAACTCTTTGGCACAAGCGTCGCAGGCCTGCGGCAATTTGCCGAATTGAGCAACTTGGTTTGCCATTTTTTCTTGGGCTTTTGCACCAACTTGCTTTTTCATGGCCCGGCGTTGCTGTCTATTCATCGGTTCAAACCCTCGACGCGCACAAGTTCACCTTTGCCGTCGAAAACGACAACCGCTGACGGAAAAGGTGCAGGGTTCGTGCTGTCACCAAACTTAAGCCTTCCCTTTACAAAGTGAATTTCAGATGCCTTCATCACATAATCATGCCAATATTTTGTGTCAGTTCGCGCTGGTATCAACATTATGACTTTTGTGTCAGGCTTCTGCGCTTCTTCGTAGGCTTTTTTAATCCACTTGTCGATGCCGCGGCCGTATGGTGGGTTAACAAAGCAATGAAAGCCTCCCCAGTCCTTCGACAAACCGTCTTCTGCTTCTGTGAAAAAGTTCACGCACTTTGCATTACTTGGGCTAGCGCAAGGATCAAGATCAAACGGTCCGAATCTCCAGTCTAGTTTCAAGAAAAAATCTTGCGGGGTCGCCCAGTTTCCAGTTTTAGAACTGAACATTACTACTTGTGTTTCTTTATTCATTGTTTTTCCTATACGAATTCGTTAATAAAATTACGCTGCATTTGTTTCTTTCGTTCTTTGTAGCAAAAGGTGCTGCTCTTCCCTTCAACACTAATTTGTTCTGGCTTCTTGATGAAATGCAGTTTCTCTGTAGGTGCCGATAAAGTGACACCATCCTTTTTAAAGTCAAGCCATTCCTCTTTAATGTCCTCACTAGAAATTAGAGCAGCAGAATACGATTTCTCATTTCCTGTGTCAACAATAAGCAGGTTATGAAACTTTATAACATCAGCAATCGTTCTACCTGAGCAGTCGCCTAGACTGTTCATAAGTTTGACCGTACATACTTTTTTCTGTTTGCCGGTACGTTCCGTGAAGAGGCAATGCTTTGCTGTTTTCATCTCCAACTCAGGGTCAGTCGTATCGGGCACTACATGATCGTATCCTTTCTCATCCACATGAATAATAGTGCCACTCGACATGACGTCTAAAGCGCTTTCAAAAATATCTGACTTGTCAAATCGATCTTTTCTACTGTTCAGATTAGCACCCACATGGTTCACCATGTTAAAGAACTGATCCCACCGGACGGACTCCATCAATACTTTAAGAGCAGTGTGTGTCATTTATCTGTACTTCCTAGGGCTCCCTCGCCCCGATCACTGATTGTGATTGAGTTTTTGTAAAGATCTCCCGACGTACTATGCACTGCACGAAAGTTGACGACGGGGATCATAACAACTTGTGCAATCTTATCGCCGGCTGTTAAAAACTGTGGTCTCTTCCCAACATTGTGTAGATTGATAAAGACCTCTCCATCATACCCAGAGTCAATAACACAAGCACCCACCAATAGGGACCGCTTGGAGGCTACGGAACTTCGATTCTTAACCTCCAGCATATAGCCGTGTGGAATGCCAAATCGCAGGCCTGTGGGAATAATGCGACTTTCACCGGGATTTACTGATACTGCTTGCCCTTCAAGCAGGGGCGAATAGAAAACATCCAATCCGGCGTCTGAGGGATTCGCCCTTTGTGGATCGTATGCATCAGGGCGAGTTCGCGCATACTCAATGATCATTGTCGTTACCCCTAAGAATGTTAAAGTTTTCAACCACCTCGTCGATGTTTACATCACCTTTAAAAAGGCGATATGCTTTGACAGCCGCCCTGATCTCATCAGTATTCAACCAGCCATTTTGTCTAAACTCAGAACGCAGTTCTCGTCTTTGCTCCTTGTAAGGCTCCATTGCCTCTTCAATTGCCGCCAGTGAGCGGATATATTCTTTTACATATCGTTTACGATTATCTTCTGACACTATAACCTCCTTAGTGTGTATACATTATAACCAGTCTGGATTAAAAAGTCAAATACTTTTCGGTGAGCCGGAAAAGAAAATTTCATCGACGCATTCTGGCATGCTGTTTGTAATAAATTCAACAAAACCCTGTTCGTCATCTGCGAATTGAACATCAGGGTTTTTCAATCCCCACGCTTTCACCTCTCGCAGAACGTCCATCTTGTTAAAGACCAGTTTGTTTACGCCGTTCATGTTAATTGCTTTATTTAGTTGACCCAAATTTAACCAGTTGCATTGGCGCACACGGCCCGTAGTAGCACCAAACTCGGCGCCGGCTTCTTGTATCTGTTTGAATACTTGTTTGTTAGGCTGGAACTTCTTATTGCCAACATATGTTTCATATGCTTTGGCAATGCCCCAAATATCTCTTATCGAGCGTGGATTGATTCCGTTGTTAATAACTGAGCCGACACCGCAATTGCTGCTGGTAACATAGGGATAATCTCCCCAGTCAATGTCAAGCCAGAAGCCTTGCGCGCCTTCCATCAAAACAACGGCCTCGTCTTTTTCATACAGTTCAGCATGCATATCAACCACAAACGGCTGCAACAACTTTACATGCTCTGCCCTTACACCCGTTCGAGCATGCTTATCACGATAGGCAGGCCCATTACCAGATTTGGTGGTGCCTATTTTTTCATCTTTAGAATCTTCTAGAACGTGGGCCTTAGTGATAATGTGGGCATTGTGAGCAATCTTCACATTGTTCTCCACATCTATACCGTTTTCTGCTAGGTAATTCAACTCCTTCAGAAACTGATCTATGTTAACAACACAGCCCGGGCCAATGATGGCAGGAATGCCAAAAAAGACAGAAGCAGGAATGTGGTGTGTGACAAACTTTTTGTCATTGTGGTAAATTGTGTGGCCTGCGTTGCAGCCGCCATTAAATCTAACACAGTGTGTGTAATCTCCGTTCTTTAATAAATGATGAGTGACCTTACCTTTGCCCTCATCTCCGTGCTGAATACCTAAAACAATGTCTGTAATCAAGTGACCTCCTAAAAATTAATCTTGAATAGTTGTTTCATAAACTTTTTAATCAATGCATCCCTCTCTGGCTCTGTCTCACACTCTGCAAATGCATAGTTATACGTTTGTTTTTGTTGTTCAACGATAGACCTCAAGACACCGATTTCTTTCTTCATCCAGCGAATTTGCTGTTTGTAGTTTCGAGGGGTCTTAATATTGAAGCGGGCCGCTAACTCAAGTAAAACAAAGTATCTTCGCTCGTCCAGTGCCTTTTTGGCTTTATTGAATAACTGTATCATATCGTTTCTTTCTTCTTTTGTCAAGGAAGAACTTAATTTATCTGGATGTAATTTCATGGCTAACGAGCGAAACAGTTTAGTAAACGCATCGTGCATTTCTTTTTCATCCTGAGTCATCTCGTACTCATTATCAGGTATTTCTTCTTCGTCTTTCTCTTCAAAAGAGTACACGGGCGGTTCAAAGTATTTCGTTATCTCATTATAGGTGTCTTCGAGCAACTTTTTTGTTGATTCAACGTCTTCATCATCTGAATTATGGCCATAAAGGCTGCTAATTCTATCTTGATTTTGCTCATTCAGCCGGTCAATATCGAAACTCATTTTGTCACAAAACTTCTGATAGTAGTCTTGAAAGTCTTGATTAGAGTCAGAGATTACAGTACTGATCAAGTCGTTCTCTTCATGCAAGAAAGTTAGTTCGTTTAACAATCTTTTCCATTTTATCTTACTGATTGCAGACACATCGCTACCTCCACACCATAAATAGATCGGGGTTACTTACTGAAAGTTAAATTTAACCTGAACTGCAACAGTAAAGTCTGGAACGTGTGTGTGGTTTGCTAAATTATGCTTCAAGCATTGATCTGATTCAAGAAACCAGTCCGAGTGACCTTTATCGTGAACGATGTCCAAAAAGTAATCTTTATGGTGGCCACAGTTTTCAGCCATCATGTGATAAATTTTTGTATTAAGACGATCTGTCTCTTCAGCGGAAGCCTTGATTTCTTCAACTTTACCCCAGCCCATCGAACTTACATCATGTATCATCACGGTCGAGTCTGGGTCCATATAACGACGGCCGTCGGCGCCAAAACTAAACAAAATTGCTCCACAAGACATCGCCTTACCTTGAACTATGGTGGCCACAGGAATCTTTGAGTGTTTGATGTCGGATATCATAGACATTAAACTATAGACTTGGCCCCCATAACTGTCAATAATCACAGGAATGATTGTCTGACCGGTATTCTGGGCTTTCATTATCGCGCCAGAGAATGCCTTGGCTGTTGGTTCGTCAAACTTGTTGACCCTGATGATGATTGGTTCATTTTTGAGTTCAACTTCTTTGAGTAGGGGGCTATAGTGTCTTAATACGTTCATTTGTTTTATCCTAATAATCTAAAATTATGCCGGATTGAGCGTGTCGAAAATCCCCACTGTTCATTGTAGTCTAACCTACTCATGTACGGCCGATTAATGTGCAGTTGATCTTTCTCGGGTTTGACGCCCCAGCATCTAATTCTAGTTAGTTCATTGTTAGAGTCAATCGCCTCAACAATCCAATAAAGTTTACCATTTTTAGTCTTCTTTTCAACAATCTTGCGAGGAATAAACCAGCAGATCTGTAGTTCTTCGTCAAACTCGGAGATAGGTGGGATGTACTTTTCCTTAAGTTTTTCAATGGTTTCCGTCGTGATAACCAAGTTGATCGGGAATACTCCAATCAATTCAGTTTTAAACTGTATGATCTCCTCTTCACTAAAGTCACCTTCCGGGGCAAACATCTCAATGTTTTCGCTTAGTTTCTTTAGATTCTTCGGCCGTTCTACAACACAGGCAGACCAGAAGTGTTTACGTCCAGTGAAGCGATCATCCACCAACTTATCAAGCGCACCGCCTCTACAGAGCGCGTCAAGGGCTTTTTTGTTCAGTTTGCTGTAGGATACCTCTTCACGAAACAAAAGGTCTTCAGCGTTCATAAACGGGCGATTATTGAGCACTTGTTCGATTGCTGACATGCCCAATCCTTTGATAGATGTTAGTGGTTGAATCAAAGTCTTGCCATCGTCGCTAATTTCCCACACTGTGCCAGACTCATTGACATCCAACACTGCAATTTCAAAACCATACTTTTTCGCGATGTTGATTGCCTTTTCTTTGCGGGACTCGGGTTCCTTGTCCAAGAATGCAGCCATCCACTCTGCTGGGTAGTAATTCCACAGCCACGCACACTGGTAGGAGATAATTGAGTAACTCACAGCGTGTGACTTGTTGAAGCCGTAGCCGGAGAAGTATTCAAACTTATCCCACAGCGCTTGTGCCTCGTCACGCGGAATACTCTTGGACACGCAACCTTGAATAAACTTATCATGTAACTTGCCCTTAACAGAGCCTTTCCCGGTTCCTTTTTTAGTCAACACCTTGCGAAGCATGTTTCCTTCGTCGAGCGTGAGACCCCCAAGTTTGTGAGCCAGCAAAGCAATTTGCTCTTGAAAAATCAGGAATCCAAAAGTCTCTTCAGTGATCTCCCGTGCGTCCTCATTTAGATACTGAATGTAATGTGGGCTTTCTTTAGCCTCCACGTACTCATCGTGAACGTTCGCAGCCAGTGGGCCGGGTCGGTAAATAGAGGTGATAGCAGACACATCAATAATATTGGTTGGCTTCACTCGTGTGCAGAACTGCTGCGCTCCGTGCTCTGTGAACTGAAAAATACCAGCCCACTTGCCTGAATGGAAAATATTCTTATACACATTCTGGTCGTTCAAGTCAATAACATCTGGGTGTAGATGCTTATCATAGTATTCTCGAACCTGAGCAAAGGTTGGTTCCTCTACACCGTGGTGGCGCTTCAGGATGTGATAGATAGCACCCTCCATCATTTTAAGTGTAGATAGTCCAAGCAGATCAAACTTAATGAAGCCCATGGGTTCGAGATGTCGAACGTTTTGACCCTCGGCCCATGGGGCCTGACGAACTCCGCCTGAGTTAATCAGGGGCATGTTTTCATCAAGGTTTTCAGCGATCACAACACCGCCGGCATGTCGAGAGCATGAACGCACTTGTCCTACCAAGCCTTCGACGTGTGTCTTGACAGCCGGGTGCTTATTCAAGAACGCTTGCAGCGTTGGGGAGAACTCCATCACCTCTTCCCATGTAGGGGCATACACACCGGCTTTAATCCCATGCTTTTGCTTGGCCATGGGTGTTGCTTCGCGGATCATAATCGAGGTTACTGTGTTAACTTCTGTGAACTCGATATTGTACAACTTGGAAATATCTTTGATGAGTGATTTCAACTGCAGTGTATTCCAGTTAGAGATCGGGGCAACACAATCTGCACCCCACATCTCAACTAGTTTTTCCTTCAAGGTCATGCTGTCGGACACATCATAATCAATATCTGGATAGTCCTTCGCATCCGAGCGGAGGAATCGAGAGAACAGTAGTCCATGCTTGATTGGATCAACTGTCGTGATGTTTAGCGCGTACGCAACCAAGGAGCCTGCAGCAGAGCCGCGGCCCGGGCCGGTCAACATCATATCGGTTGCGACATCAACAATTGATTTCATTGTAAGGAAATATTTAGAGAATCCTCGATCATCAATGACATTAAGTTCATGCCGGAGACGATCAGTGTATACCTTATTGGTATGCAAGCCTTTATCCTTCAAACCTTCTAGAGCGAAGTTTACTAGCGCTTGTGTCGCTGTAAACCCTGCTGGAACAACGAATTCGGGCAGTCGAACCGTATTGTCTGGCAAGAACTTCTCAATACGCTGGAAAGCAATACGATGCGTTTCTTCGATACTTTCCAACACTAAGTCATCATCGTACTCAAAACCTTGCTCCTTCGAGTAGTGCTTGTAACTCTCCCACATCTGATCGCCGTTCTTCGGGTACAACTCGTAACCGATCTCCTCGACGCCCTCTGGTAGTTGTGATTCGTCTTCGGCCCACGAGGGGCGCCCTTTGCCAAGCCAACCAAGGCGCTTATACAGTTCCCGGTCTTTCCATGCATCAGGGTTTGGATAGTGACTATCGGCGGTTGTAACAAGTTTAACTCCAAATTCTTTAGCCACTTGAATCACATACTTGTTAAGTTCGTGCTGTTCCTTAATGTTGTTCCATTGGATCTCGGCATACCAGCGGTCACCAAAAATGTCAACCATGCGCGATGTTGACTCGCGCATGGCATCTAGAACGGCTTCTTCACCTTCCTCCCGGTACTCCCAGTAGTTACCAGCGTAAACGCCGCCTAGGCACGCTGACGATGCGATAATGCCCTCATTATATTTCTTCAGGAGCGCGTAATCGATCCGCGGATACCTATAGAAGTTTTCAGGCTGATAAGACTCAGACACCAACTTAAATAGATTGTTCAGTCCAGTTTGGTTCTGCGCCAACAGTACGAGGTGTCGGCGGCGCTTAAGAATGCCTTGGGTCTTCTTGCTGTCACTCTCGTCTTCTACAGTAGCACCGGACTGAGCGTCCTTCTTAATACCGCGGGCTTTCTTCTTGTCTTCCATCGCTTTGTTGTAGGCGTCGTGCCATTCAGCGATCGATGGTGTGAAATATGCTTCGCAGCCGAAAATGGGCTTGAACTCTTTACCGGCTTCTTGCATCTTCTTAGCATGCAAGACTTGATAAGCCAAGCCATTCATATTGCCATGGTCGGTCAGCGCGAGGGCCTCTCCGCCATTCTCATAGCAAAAATCCATGTGAGCCTGTGGATATCCGATGGCATCGAAAATGGATCCTGCTACGCTGTGTGCGTGCAGGCCTACAAACTTAATTTTAGGCTGTGACCTACTCTTCGTGTTCGTGGCTGCAGCATTCGTGGTCGATTTTTTTGATTGTGTCATGATTGTTCCCTGAAAGTTTAATGTATACTGCCCATATAACCGGTACTGCGACGGGATGCAAGCACAAAATCCAACTAATTGGTGCACCTGTTAAAAACCAAGGATCAACGTTGTTTCCAAGCCATATAAAAATGACAGGGAAGACAATATCTTCCACAATTTCCCACGCAATAAATATTATAACAAAGGCGCGCCCATGTTGCAAGAACAATTTTTTAATATTTGACAATTTCCAATGATCAAATTTGTGCTTGAGTTTATTTTTAAGCCATTTAATCATTCTTCGTAAGGAAACTTCTCGTGTGTGTGGGGTCTAATCAATTCAATATATGGTTTTTCTATTTTACTTTCTGATGCCATGTAGTCAGTATAACTAGACCACTCACGTGCATCGTAAAACCACGGGACTTCAATCTTTGTCGATTTGCTGTTCATCATCACTGAATGGAAAACAACGTTCAAAGGGAAGTGACGAGCGCTCCATCTCTTCTCCAGCGGAAGTTTCTCCGAGGGGAAACGCTCTCCGGGTGAAGGGGGTAAATACTCCCTTGTTGTTTTTTTGTTGATGTGTCTTCTGCATTTTTTGAAATCCTCTCCAAACATTGTAAATGAAAGTGGTAAATCATTTTTAATGTTTTCGTTATTAAATGTAAAGAAAAAGTTGTTTTTCTTGTCTCGAATTAGTTTCCTATTTTCCCTAACGACCGAAAAATCGAATAAACTTAGCGGAAATGACACATAATATTTGTCTGGGGTTAGCCAAGTCGAAATTCTGTGACATGTATGCCATGCTGTAATTTGGCCACAAAGGACCGACCAACCATATGAGTCTCTTCTATCTCTGTCCTTGGGATGGACAGGAACATAGTAAATAGGTATTTCTTTTCTTTCTTGGCTTGGGAATTTAGACATCCTGTTAAAATAAACAGGATCATAGATCCAGTCGCCGACAATATGCCGAACAATGGGTGCTATATCATCATTCGCGACGATCCATATGGTGCTGCAACCTGCTAACGCGCACTCATAAACAGACTTTTGAATTGCAGAGAGGCCGTTATCAACTGGTAACAGGACCTCTGATACTGCATTGTCGTGATCTGTCTTTAAACTGGCGACCGGTACAATGCCGGCCATATGTAATCTATATTGTGTTTTCATGTAAGTACGAGAACAATGATAAATCTTTCGCCCGGGCGATTTCT